CATCTCAGTCTCCTAGGTCGTAACGACCGTCACCGTTCCTACTTCACCGAACGGCGCTAAATCATTAGGCGTCAGTCCGGCATCATCCGCTCTGGCCCCGCCCACGGGTGCCCAGCCCCATTGTATCTGACGGCTACCATTGGCACCGTCATTACCGACCGCAAAGTAACTCGTGTCCGGTCTCGGGTTCCGTAGAGCCTGCGGGTCATCCACAGGATACAGACCAAGAGACAACTGGGGTTGGTCAGGCTCCCAGCACTCCGGACAGACCAAGATATTCACGTTCTTGGTCTTGATCACAATCGACTTCAACTGGCGCAGTTTGTACTGAAACCCGCACCGGTCGCACATCGCAATCGCGTGTTTGCCACTTGCGAACCTGTTTGGCATTAGTAGCCACCCAAGAAGCTCTCACGCGGGACAAACCGCACCGCCGCCTTTTCTCGGTCCTCACCCGCCGCCAAGTCCCAAGCCTCGTCGTACTGGGCTTTCAGAACTTGCGTGCGAGCTTCCGCGCCGGGAATTTTCATCGACAGCATATAGGCCAGACCCGCCACCATGCAGGGCAAAAACCGGAACGGGATATCCTGTCCGTTCACGCCCGTACCGGGGTCAAACATCCGACGAAGACGGGTGTAATACAGAATCCAAGTTGTGCTGTTGTCGGGCTTCGGCCACACCGTAAACTGCGGGTAGACAATGACGTTATCCGCACCCGTGGCTCCCGTACGTCGATTGATCCAAATCTGAATCGGGCGACCCGTCGCATTCTTGTTCGGGATGGAGACGTAGGTGCTGGACGAAATACGGCTGATGTTGATGTCTTGCTGATTCAATCCAGACCCCGTGCGAATCACATGGTCAAGCAAGTCAACCGTATCCACGGGCAGATCGTACGTCCCTTGGTTGTAGGTCAGCGTCTTGGTGCCTTCCTCTAGCGTCCAGAGGTTAATGCCTCGGTTTGACCAGTCCATCAGGAGCAAAGCAAGACTACGCTTCGACGTACGGAAGTCATAACCCGTACGCAGTTCAGCACCGCAACGCTCAAACGCCTCTTCGATGATCGTATTGAGGTCGAGGTTGAAGTCTGTCGTAGCTGTAGTCTTGTCTACCATTACTTCCTCGCTGTCACTACGTCGTCACCCTTGGTGACGGTGACATGATCGCCCTCAACGTCCACTCGCATCGGCATTTCTTTCCGATCCAGTTTATCGAGTTTGGCGATAAGTTCGTTGATGACCTTAAATTCTGGTTTCTCTTCCTTCTCGACCGTGCCTGCAATCCCGTTCAGCATTGAGATCAAGGCGGTTAGAGACGCACCAAGCAAACCCATGACGGCGGCAATCTTGTCGTTATCCAAGAAAAGACTAGAAACAACACCGATCACGACGATGGCCGTGATGTACTTTAGACCGTCTTTGCCAATCGCTTTACCAGCAACAGTCTTCGCAGACGCCTTGGCCTCAAGCCGATTTAACTCGGCCTGAACCTGCGCCTTAAACATTTCGATGTCGTTTGGTTCGATCACTTCTTACTTGCCCCTTTGACGATACGCACGGGTTTTTTGCGAGATGCCTTTGGGCTGCGCGACGAACTGCTTGCCTTGGGCTTTTCCTTTTCGCTTGGCGGCAGTGGTTCGGGCGTACTCAGCAGGGCTGAGAGCTTTAATCGCAGCCTCTGGTAGATACCTTTCACCTGTGTCAGAAGATCGTTTACCACTCTTTGTCCTCCACTTCTGGGCAGTCCATGCCTTTAATGACTGCTGCGGAGCCTTCATGACTTGTACCCGCCGCCTTTCTCTTTGTACCGCTTAGCCAGCAACTGTGCCTTACGAGCCGACCATTGGCCTGCCGCCGTGCCCTGCACAGCACTATTCTTGATGCTGTTGAACAATGCTTTACGCATACCGGGCTTGGAGTAGTTACCAGCTTCGTTGACCTTGCTCTTGACCTTACCGCCCTTGGCGTGACGGATGGGGCGATCAGTACCCTCAACAATCTCGTTGTCCCCCCGCCGTTTGGCACGGGGGATCTTCTTCGGACTAATCGCGCCCATGCCTCGGGAAGCCATCATACGACCTTGCCTCGGGTCTTACCGCGCTGAGCAACGCCATCACCACGGCAACAAGAGTCCATCTTTCCGCCAGTACGTGCTGTACGTACGTTACGGGTAAAGTGCTTGATGGACTTTTCTCGGTTTTTTTCGTTGATTTCAGCGCGTTTCTTCTTAGCCTCGTAATACTTCTTAACGAGATCCTTACTCTCTGCATCACGACGTTTCTGCTCGTTCTGCTTTTTACGCTCTTCAACTTGAGCCATCTCGTCAGCAAACTCTTCTTGAGCAGCGCCGGGACCGATGATGATCTCCTCGATCTCACCGCCCTCTGCATACTTCTTCGCACGAGGCTTCGGAGGCTTAGGCATACGTGGCATCTTGATAGACGAAGCCCCAAAGCGGGGCATCTTCTTTTTGAACATACCAGCCGTGTATTTGGGGATTCGCATAGATGCCATGATTAGACCATCCGACCTTTGGTCTTACCTTTCTTGGCGATACCGTCAGCACGACGCGAAGCGGAGGAAACCGAACCGCCCTTGGCGTACTTCTTAACGTCGCCACCGTGCTTCATGCCCTCAGACTTACGAACTTTGTCAAGATTCGCCAATCTACGAGCCGCTTCTACACGGTCAACGCCCATATTCTTCATGACGCCTTCTTCACGACGGCGACCAAAGATGTCACTAAAAGCACGTAAAGGAGCGGTAACACGTTCGCCATAGCTGCTAGTTGGGTCATCATAACGGCCAGAACCAACCCGAGCCGAACCCGGTTTACTGCCGCGACCGCCTGAACGGGCACCGCTAGAAGTTGGCATCTCAACCTTGGTCTCAGTCTTAGTTACACGACCAGCCGGGGTATCCGACTTTTCGTAATTCTCGATGAACTCTTTAGTGCTCATTTTGCGGGTTCCACGCGACTTCTCGCGCAGTTCCTTGAGCAAGCGAAGGTTGGCTTCAGCCGAACGATCCTTCCTATTTTTATAGGCTTCCGGATCAAGTCTGCGAATCTCAGCGCCGACCTTTCCATACTTCTCTTCGTCGGTCATACCGCCTTCGGCCATCTTATTGATTTTGCCGCCATGCTTGAACACGCCACGCCCCTTGAGAACGTCAGCACGAGTAACCTTACCGTCACCCGTCAGATCAGGCATACCGCCGCTTCGCATTTTCTTCACCGGCTTTTCATCCGGCATATCAAGGCTCATGCCCGGAGCAGCTACAGAACGACTGTAAATACCGCGAGGGCTGGTGGGACCAGTTGATTTACGAGTTTTTGGACCACTGCTCATTTGCAAACTCCGCCCATCATCATGCGAACAATCTTGCCCTTGGTCTTGCCCTTCGTAGCAACGCCGTCAGCGCCCTTGCGATAGACAGAGCCACCACCGGAATAGGCCATACCGCCACCGGCCATCTTTTTGACCATTGCACGGCCCATCTTGTCAGCCGAACGCTTCTTCATAGCGCGACCGGCCTTGTCAGCCATTTTAGATTTCATCGTCCCGCCTTTTTTAGCGGTACGAATTTTATCTGAGCCGGGAAGCGGAACCGGGGGTTCATACGGTTCAGTTCTAGACGAGCCGTAATTAGGGTTTCTCGGTGATGGCCCCGGTTTAGCACCTTTACCAAATTTCATTTCGATTTACTCCTGAATTTGCGGCCCTTGTCGGCCTTGTTAAATTCCTTCGCCACCTTCATCGGAACGCCGACTTTCTTAGCAAAGGCTGGGTTATGTGCGGCAGCGGCCATAAGATTACGCTGTGCTTTAGACTTGCTTGGCATTGTGATTCACTAGTCGGTCTATCTTCTGCTCCAGCCGATCAAGCCGGTCAAGGAGCATCTGGGCATCGGCTCGGACTTCCGCACGGGTGACATGATCACGAGCCACTTCTTCTCGGGTCTTGTTGAGGAGAATCCCCAACCGCTGAAGTTCAGCGAACTTTTCTTTCACAACAAAACCCAAAACGGCCACGATTCCCGTAAGAACCATGTTCCAAACCAGCATCTCCATTTCAACAGTTCCATGCTCGGAGGGACTTGTTGATACGGC